GATACACATTGTACAGAGGAAGTTCTTTCAATTGCTGAAGCTACTATTATGAAAGCCAAAGCAATGAATAAAGATATACCGGTAACTATTGTTTGGGATTCTGTCGCCGCATCTTCGCCAAAAGCAGAGCTTATGGGCGATTATGACAAAGAGTCTATTGGATTGCAGGCACGTGCAATTTCAAAGGGAATGCGTAAGATCACTGGCGTCATTGCAAATCAAAATGTATTATTTGTAATCCTTAACCAGATCAGAACAAAGATCGGTGTTATGTATGGCGATCCTGATACAACTCCAGGTGGAAAAGCAATTCCATTCCATGCATCTACTAGAATCAAGCTTGGAGCAGGACAGCAAATTAAAGACGGAGATGACGTCATTGGAATTCATGTATCTGCAAAGACAATTAAAAATAAGGTTGCTCCTCCATTTAGAAAGATTGATTTTGAAATTCATTTTGGAAAAGGGATAAGAGAACATGTTCAAATATTTGATGTTCTTAGAAAACACGGGCCCGAGACAATTGACGGAAAAGAGATATGCGTAGCCGGAACAGGCTCGTGGAAGACCTTTACTGTAACAGATACAACAACAGGTGAGGTTTTAATTGAAAAGAAGTTTCATAAGCCCGCATTTGATGAAATTATGAACAACCCAGAGTATTCAGGTTATATTAATAGTCTACTGGATGTAGTAATGATTAAGAAGATGTCAAATCAAGAATACGATATAGATTCAGAATCATACGAGGAGATTCGATCAATTGCGCTCGACGGAGCGCTAGAATAGATGACAAAACGGCCGGTTCTTTTAATAGACGCTTATAATGTCTTCACGCGACATTTTTGTGCAAATCCCACAATGAATCGACACGGGGAACCGATAGGCGGTGCTGTTGGATTCTTAAATGGTCTAAAAAATATCGTTTCCGAAGTATTCCCTTCAGCTGTGTATATAATCTGGGAAGGCGGCGGGTCTTCAAAAAGAAGAAAGTTATTCCCAGACTATAAAAAAAATAAAAAGCCACAAAGGCTGAATCGATTTTACTCTGAAATACCTGACACGGTTTCTAATCGAAACAACCAGGTGACCTTCTTGGTAAATTTACTTAAAAATGCCCCCGTATGTCAGATTTACGTATCTGATTGTGAGGCAGATGATGTGATAGGTTATATGTCAAAAAATATGTTCACTGATAAAGAATGTGTGATCTACTCATCAGATAAAGATTTTTATCAACTTGTTTCTGAGAGGGTTACAATATTTTCACCCACAAGCAAGAAGTACATACATGTTGATGATGTTTTAGAAAGATTTTCAATTCATCCTGAAAATTTTTGTCAAGCGAGAACATTTTGTGGAGATACCTCCGATGGAATCCCTGGAATAAAAGGTGTTGGTTTTAAGGTCCTCGCCAAGCGTTTTCCCGAACTTTCAAAGAAGGAATTTGTGAGTGTTAACGATATAATTAGTTTGAGCGAGCAGAGAACGAAAGAATCAAAAGTTCAAGCTTATCAAAAGATTGTCGAGTCTGCTGATATTGCACGAAGGAATTGGAAGTTAATGCATCTAGATACTGTGAATTTGACTGGAACACAAATTCAAAAGATAGAAGGGGTAATTGATACTTTTATGCCTGCTCGTAATAAAATAGCTATGATGAGAGCCTTATCAGTTGAGGGTTTGCATACGTTCGATGTTGATGCTCTGTTTTTGTCTTTAAATTTTGCTCTAAGAGGTTAGAATGTCCCAAGAAAATGCAAAGGTAACGCCTTTGCAAAATAGTCACGGTCACTTTAAGAAGTACGGAAAAGCATTTCAGGAGAAGATCTTTCAAGGTCTTTTGCATGATCATGTTTGGGCTGCTCAAATGGTAGAAGTAATGATCCCCAGTTTCTTTGAGCTGAAGTATCTTTACTATCTTACAGAGAAGTATTTCAAATATCATGAGAACTATAAGTGCTTTCCAACAATGGGGTTACTTGTAAGCATTATACGGGAAGATCTAAGCCAGGGGAATGATGCTGTTCTGAGAGAACAGATAGTTGGATATCTGCACAGGATTAAGACAAACCCAGATCATGGTGACCTGAAATACGTTAAAGACAAGGCTTTAGACTTTTGCAAAAGACAGGCATTTAAAGAAGCACTTCAAGAGTCTGTGAATCTTATTCACGACGGACAGTTTGAAAACGTTCTTTCAATAATGAAAAATGCTGTCTCTGTGGGCATGCCGTCATCCACCGGCCACGATTTCTTTGAAGATATTGAAGCAAGATTTATCAAGGTTAATCGACGAGTTTGTCCAACTGGATTGGTAGAGCTTGATAGAAAAGATATTTTAAACGGAGGCCTCGGCCGCGGCGAGATCGGTGTCGTCACCGCAAATACTGGTGTTGGAAAGTCTCATTGGCTCGTAGCAATGGGAGCAAACGCCCTGCGCGCCGGAAAAAATGTCGTGCACTATACATTTGAATTAACAGAGACAGCTGTAGGGCTCAGATATGATAGTAATCTTTGTAATATTCCAAGCAATGAAGTACAAGATAACAAAGACAGAGTACTGTCTAAGTATAAAGATTTAGATTTGGGAAGACTAATCATCAAAGAGTATCCAACAGGGGCTGCTACAGTGCAAACAATAAGAAATCATATAGAGAAGCTAAAGTTGAAAGAATTTATGCCCAGTCTTATTGTCATCGACTACGCAGATATTATGAGATCTTCTCGTCAATATGATTCTCTTCGACATGAATTGAAATTGATTTATGAAGAGCTTCGAAATTTAGCAATGGAGTTGAATATTCCTGTTTGGACAGCATCGCAGGCTAATAGAGACTCAGCAAAATCTGATATAGTTGGATTAGAAAATATGTCTGAGGCTTATGGAAAAGCTATGGTCGCAGATGTTGTCATATCTCTATCTAGAAAACCTATGGAGAAGTCTTCTGGAGTTGGTAGGCTCTTTGTTGCAAAAAATAGAGCTGGAAGAGATGGGCTTTTATTTCCAATAAAGATGGATACCGCGCGATCAAAAATTGAGTTTTTAGATGAAGAGGACTTGAATCTCAATGAAGTAGCTGAAAACGATGCAAGAACAATGAAGAACTTGCTAAAAGCAAAGTGGAAAGAAGTTCAACAGGACTAGATGAGATAATTTATGAAGATATGTATTGATTACGATCAAGCCTTCAAGGCCTCATCGGACTACTTTAAAAATGATGATCTTGCTGCAAATGTGTTTATAACAAAGTATGCATTGACAAATAAGTCGGCCAACTTTCTTGAATCAACACCTGATGATATGCATAAAAGGCTAGCAGGAGAATTTACCAAGGTAGAGTCTAAATATCCAAACCCAATGTCAGAAGATGAGATCTACGATCTATTGAAAGATTTTAAATATGTAGTTCCGCAAGGATCACCAATGGCCGGAATAGGGAATGAGCATCAGATTCAGTCTATTTCAAACTGCTTTGTTATAGAAGCTCCTTGCGATTCCTATGGCGGGATTTTAAAAACAGATCAGGAGCTTGTGCAAATTGCCAAGCGTAGAGGTGGTGTAGGATTTGACATATCAAATATAAGACCGAAAGGAGAGACAACAGGAAACGCTGCAAGAACCACCGATGGCATAGAAGTCTTCATGGATAGATTCTCCAATTCTTGTCGTGAAGTGGCCCAGGGCGGCCGCAGAGGCGCTCTAATGTTGACGATATCGGTCCATCATCCCCAAATTCGAGATTTCATAAAGATTAAGCGGGATCTGACAAGAGTAACAGGTGCAAATATTTCTGTTAGAGTCACAGATGAGTTTATGAATGCAGTTCGAGATAAAAGTGAAGTAGAACTTAGATGGCCTGTTAGCGATGAAAGTCCCAAGATAAGTAAAATGGATAGTGCATCTGAAATTTGGCATGAGATAATTGAGGGGGCACATGCTTCAGCAGAACCGGGCGTTTTATTTTGGGATACTGCAAAGAAGATGACACCTTCTGACATTTATGAAGAAGAAGGCTTCGGATCAGTTTCAACTAATCCATGTGGAGAAATTATTCTATCTCCTTATGATTCTTGTCGACTAATGCTAATGAATCTAACTTCTTTTGTCAAAGATCCATGGGTTAAGAACGCAATATTTGACTACGGAGAATTCGGAAGAAAAGTACAAAAAGCCCAACGCCTCATGGACGACATGGTTGATCTTGAGATAAATCAAGTAAATAAAATTTTGACCAAGATAGAAAATGACCCAGAACCCGATTCAGTTAAGCGGATTGAGGTGGATTTATGGAAGAATATTAAAGCACAAGCAATTCTAGGAAGACGAACCGGTCTGGGAATTACAGGTTTAGGGGATACCCTCGCGATGCTGGGAATTAAATACGGTTCAAATGCTTCAGTTGAAACAACAGAAGAAATTTACAAGTGGTTGTCACTCAACTCATACGAAGCATCAATACAGCTTGCAAAAGAACGAGGCGCTTTTCAAGCCTGGGACTACCACAAAGAAAAAGATCATCCATTTGTTTCAAGAATCATAGAGGCGCTTCTACCACATAGACAAAATGATTATAAGAACCATGGTCGAAGAAATATTGCAAATACAACAACAGCTCCAGCGGGATCAGTCTCAGTTCTAACCCAGACTACATCTGGGATTGAGCCTGCTTTTATGCTTCACTATACACGAAGGAAGAAGCTAACAGGTCAAGACGCGAACGCGCGCATTGATTTTGTCGATGATTCTGGAGATAAGTGGCAAGAGTACACAGTTTACCACCATGGGTTTAATCGATGGATGCAGCACAAAGATGAAATGGATCCCGACTCAATTGCTGATCTCGCGGACGAAGAGCTTGTCGCTATGAGCCCGTATGCTGGTGCAACAGCAAATGAAATTGACTGGGTAGCAAAAGTAAAGATGCAAGCTGCAGCTCAAAAATGGGTATGTCATGCAATCTCAAACACGACAAACCTACCTGGAGATGCAACAATCGACACAGTCAAAAATGTTTATATGACGGGTTGGGAGTTGGGTTGCAAAGGGGTCACGGTTTATAGAGACGGAAGTCGAGCAGGAGTTTTAGTATCGTCAGAGAAAGATGATGCAAAAAATCCAACGATATTCACAACAAACAGAGCACCAAAACGCTTAAAAGAACTTGATTGTGACATACATCAAGCCTCGATATCAGGTGAGCCATGGACAATTATTATTGGATTATTAGAAGGCAAGCCTTATGAAATCTTTGGAGGTAAGTCTGAATATGTTGAAATCCCTAGAAAATATAAGAGTGGAGCGTTAATAAAGCGCCCCAGAAAAACAATGAATTCAATATACGATTTAAAATTTGGTGAAGAGGGTAATGAGGTCATTGTCAAAGACATTGTCAAGATATTTGACAATCCTAATCATAGTGCTTTTACTAGAACACTATCATTGGCTCTACGGCATGGAGCTCCTGTTCATTATATTTGTGAACAACTTCAAAAAGATAGAGACGCAGATCTTTTTAGTTTCTCAAAAGTAATTTCTCGGTGTTTAAAGAAGTATATTGCTGATGGAACTAGGGCAAGTAACGGTGTTTTCGACACAGCGTGTTGTGATAGTCCCAATATAGTGTATCAAGAAGGCTGTGCGACTTGTGCAAATTGCGGCATGGCCAAGTGCGGCTAATAAAATTAAAATAATAAAAAGGTAGCAGAAAAATGAATTGGATGAGTAGAGTATCACCTCTTTTAAAAGAGGTAGAGCTTCGTAAGAACCCGGTAATTGTAAGGGTCAATAAATTTGATGAAAAAGCAGCAAAAGACTTTCAAGATCAAATGGCATTGGCACACAATACTGGGCAAAAAGTAATACCGATCGTTATTGATTCTTACGGTGGTCAAGTTTATAGTCTAATGGCAATGATTAGTGCTATCAAGCACGCTGATTTGCCAGTGGCCACGATTATTGAAGGGAAGGCAATGTCTTGTGGGGCAATACTCTTTAGTTTTGGAGAACAGGGTCTTAGATTTATGGATCCTGATGCAACTTTAATGATTCATGATGTGTCAAGCATGGCATGGGGAAAAGTTGAGGAAATAAAGGTAAGCGCTGAAGAAACAGACAGATTAAATAAGATCGTTTATACCATGATGGCAAGAAACTGCGGAAAGAAAGATGATTACTTTCTTAAGAAGGTTCATACAAAGGGACATGCAGACTGGTTTTTAGATGCAGAAGAAGCAAAGAAACATGGAATGGCTAATCAGTTAAGGGTTCCTAAGCTTTCAATTTCTGTTGATGTAAATATAGAATTGGAGTAATACAGTTCGAGGCTAAAATGAGCATTGATAGTAGTAGCAGGCGAGATTTACTAGAAATATTAGCAGATCTAGAACACCGCCAGTGGGCTCACTGGACAAGGTATATGTTAGACAACTATACCCCGGAAAATGTGGAACGATGGAGGCTGCAACTCCAGACTGAATATTCTGATTTATCAGAAAGAGAAAAGGATAGCGACAGAACATGGGCCTCAACAGTTTTATTTCATATCGACGAGTACGAAAGAGAAAAGAAAAGGAAGAAAAATGGATAAAGACTTTTATAACAAGTCAAGTTCAGATAGTCTGGGATGGGATCCATCCTGGTTTGGTTGCAAAGAATTTGACGTGAACCTGGTAAAAGCGGTTCAAAAATGGCAAAGAACAAATAACTTAAAAGCTGATGGTTTAGTAGGTCCCACAACTTACCGAAGAATTTGGACAGAAAGAGAAGCGAATATATCTGACCATGAGCCTAAAAAGAATTCTCATTCATCGCTTGATAAATTTATTGTCCACAATGGGGCTTTTATTCCAATCGAATGGGATAAGGTTATTTTATGG